ATGAACGATCTACAAAAACTCATAAAGCTCAAAGGGCTATCCATCCGGGATGTCTCCCGTGAAATAAACCAGGGCTATCATATAACCCAGAAGGTTATCAAGGGAGCCACCTATAGAAAAAGGGACGGCTCTCTGGTTGTCCGCTCCAGCAGGAACGTGGAAGACGGCGTTGCCGCCCTGCTCGGCCTTAGCCATGACCAGGTGTGGGGACCAAGGGCCAGCACATATCTGCGGCGGCATATCCGGGCCGAGATCAAACGACAGGCCCGGCGCAGGGAGCAGGACATGCAGGAAGAGTGGCTCCACGGCGATAGAATAACTGATAAAGGGACCGGCGGCAATGTCTAAACGTAAAAAACGAATAGACAAGCGGCAAATGAGTCTTTTTGACGTTTTGCAGAGCTGTGTCGAGAAAAAAAACGACAGGGCCGCAGAGGGTGAGCTGAATATCTCGAATACCCTGCGGCTCGCCCTGGTCGAGGCTATTGATCTGTGTCCCCTGTCCCGCCATCAAATCGCCGGTGAAATGAGCCACTTGTTAGGCTGTGAAGTCTCCAAAACCACAATCGACACCTGGACGGCGGAATCCAAGGAGCGTCACCGGATCCCGGCTGAGTATCTGCCGGCGTTTTGCCGGGTGACAGGTGATCGCGAGCCGATCAGACTGCTGGCCGAGCATGGCGACATGTACGCCATGCCCGGGCCGGAGGCGCTGCGGGCTGAGATACAGAAGTTTGACGAACAGGAGCGCAAGGCGAGGGCCGAAAAGCGCAAACGATTACGATACCTTGAAGATATGGAGAGATGAGATGAACAATACCCCGCGAGATCGGAATACCAGGCAGATCTGCCATAAGTGCGGCTACCATGGATTTTTAGGAAAATGCGAGTGCGAGCCTGTTGATGACGTAAAGAAGGTCCTCGATTCAGACCAAGAGGTTTATGCGGCCGCAGTGGAGATAAGCAAGCTGCTCGTCGGGTTGTCGATAGGCCAAGCCAGGCATGTGCTGCAGACATGCGGGGATATCGTCTGCAGCACGGTCTGGATCAAGCCTGAAGATGTTGTTGCAGTAGACGCAGAATTTCGGGGCGCTTACGAGCAATCAACTGAACAGCCTCAGAAGTGAAATCATTGGAACTCTGTATGCCTCCTTTCTTCTTTATATCTTTCATGACGGTGGCGAGGGTAAGCACCTGGGCAGAGATCAAGGTTTCGAGCATGTCTTTGGTTTGTTCCATAATTTTCTCCCTGTGTGAAATGTTGATGGTTGGTCCCGTCCGGCAGAGTAGCACAGGGCAGAATGTTTTATCAATATATTAGTTAGGGGACTGGTGAGATGGGAGTACAGCAAGAGGAAGGATTTTTTCTGGTACCGGAGCCGTTAACAAAGAAGGAATTGGCGCTGCGCGAGAAGCTGGAAGAGAAGATTTTTTCGACGGTGCGGACGTTCTATATAGAGCTAGGTGAGGCCCTTTATGAACTCAAGGAAAATAGGCTGTATAAGTCGACCCACCGCTGCTTTGATGATTATAGTCGGGAAGTCCTTGATATGGCTAAGCGGCATGCAGACAGATATGTTCAGGCGTTTGGCGTTGTAAAAAATTTATCACCAATTGGTGCCGAAAATGGGACCAATTGGTCCCAAAACCATCCAGCCCTTCCCCTCCCTAAAAACGAATCACAAGCCCGAGCCCTGGCCGGACTCTCCCCCGAAGATCAGCGCGAAGTCTGGCAACAGGCCATTGAAACAGCTCCTGAAGGCAAGATCACCGCCGCTCACGTCAGGAAAACAGTACGCACTCTCAAGGGCGAGCAGCTCAAAAAGACGGTGGAGAAAGCCAAGGACCTGGCCGGCAAGGAAAAGCGTGGCCGTGCGGAGAACAAGGAGCGGATCAGCGACGAATTTAAAGAGGCTTTCACCGTTTTTTTAGACGCCGTTCAAACCGAGATCGACAGCAACTGGAAAACCACCGACAGGTTGACGGTGGTCAACCATCTTGACGCCATTCGCGGAGCCATCAGCGAAAACGGCAATCACCGCATCCCCAACCGTGGTTTCGCCGTGGAGATGAGCAATTATGAAAAGCTTATAGCCAAGGGTTTCAATATCTTCAGGATGAACGCTAAACATCCCATCATCGAGAAGATAAATTCCGCCGGGCAATGGGAAATCCACCTGGTCGGAGACGGCGACGAGCCGCCCCTGGCGGCTTTTGAAGAATTGCTCCTTGATCCCAGTAATCTCAGCGGTTGAGCATCATTATGCACGCGAAATATTCAGCAGCCGAGCTCGCCGGGATCTTCAACGTATCGCAGCGCACAGTCAACCGCTGGATACAACAGGAAAAATGGTTGTGGGTCAACGAGATAACCGGCGGCATCCCCATCAAAAAGTATCTGGTTTCGGTTCTGCCGGAGCAGCGGCGCGCCCAGGTGCAGGCCGTCCTGGCCGAACAGGAAGCCGGATTGCCGGCGACCAGGAACGCTGAAAAGAGCGTCGCCCTGGTCGAGGACAGCGAGCGTTCCATCGCCTCGCTCAAGAAATGGCAGCGCCAGGTGATGGACGCCAGAGTGACGCTGTATCGCGAATTTCAGCGACTGGAGCGGGAATACGGCACCAGAAAAGCAATCTCCACCTTTACCACGCTGGTCAAGACAGAGACCCTGCCCGACAACCTGCAGCAGCTGGTCCCCATAGCCAATGCCCGCAGCGGCAAACAGCAGACCATCAGCAAGAGCACCATCTACCGCTGGAAGGAGATGGCCAAGCACGGTCTGATCGGTTTCGCCCCCAAGGATATGACAAAAGAGGCCCTGCCGCCCTGGGCGGAGTATTTCATCAAGTGCTACAACCGTCCGCAGAACCCGACCATCCCCGAAGCCATGGAAGATATGGAGAATATCCTTCCGGCGGGCGTCGCGATGCCTTCCTACAGCCAAGTGTACCGCTTTCATAAAAAGCGATCGCGTTTCGACCGCGAAAAAGGCCGAAAGACCGGATCCGCCCTGATGGCGCTCAAAGGCCACCGGGTTCGAGACACCAGCGAGCTGCTGCCTCTCGATGTATGCGTCTGCGACGGCCACAGCTTCAAGGCCAAGGTAGCCCATCCGGTGCATGGCAAGCCGTTTAAGCCGGAGATCTGCACCGTGGTGGATGCAGCCACCCGGGTGGCGGTGGGCTGGTCGGTGGGTCTGGCCGAATCGGCGATGACGGTTGCCGATGCGGTGCGCCACGCCGTCACCACCAACGAGAGCAAGCCCGCAGGCGGCATGATAGGCATCCTCTATACAGATAAAGGCGGCGGCAACAAGGCCCTGGTCAATACCGATGATGTGACCGGCATCTTCACCCGCCTGGGGATAGAGCATAAAACCGGCATTGCCGGCAACGCCCAGGCACGCGGCTTAATCGAGATCCTCAACAAGACGCTGTGGGTCCGCTCAGCCAAGCAGCTGCCGACCTTCGTCGGCAAGCAGATGGACAAACTGACCGAACGCAACATGTACCTGCTGATGGACAGGGATTTCCGCAAGAACGGCAAATGCGAAAAGTTGCCCTCCTGGCCGCAGTTTATAGAGCATTGCCGCCAGTCGGTGGAGGCCTACAACCGGCGGCCGCACTCGTCCCTGCCGAGGATAACGGATCCGCAGAGCGGACGCCGGCGGCACATGGCCCCTTTCGAGGCCTGGGCCTGGCATATCAGCAACGGCTGGGACCAGAAGAGCCACCAGCTCAACGAACAGGAAATAGAGGTCCTTTTCCTGCCCAGGGAGAGGAAGAAGGTCAGCCGGGCTTCGGTAAAGCTCTTCAAGAACAGCTATTACAACAAGGTGCTGGAGCATTACGAGGGCGAAGATGTTCAGGTCGGCTACGACATCCACGAGGCTGAGAAGGTTCAGATATGGAACCTGGACGATCAGTTTATCTGCCACGCCTTTTTCGAGAAGAACAAGTCGAGCTACTTTCCGATGTCCCAGGTCGAGCATGCCAGGGATCTGCGCGCCAAGCGGCGGGCGAAGATCAAAACCGATCAGCTCGACGAGATCGAGGCCGAGCGCCGGGGCGTGATCGACCTGACCCCGGTCAAAAACGAGATCGTCCAATTTCCGGGGGCATCCCCCACGATCAAGGTGGACCGCAGCCAGCTGGCCCTGGAGATGAATAAAAAGGACAGCGTCATCCCGCAGGATGACCGGGGCAAATATCGGCTGTGGAACGAGCTTTCCGAGCGCCTCGCCCAGGGTAAGACTGTCAGTGAAAAGGAAATGAATTTCTTTGAAGCCTACCGCAACACCAGAAGCTACCGGGCGTTTCGGTCGGTGGAGGAGAATTTTGCATCGCTGTAAAAAAGGAAAGCCGTGATTGCTCACGGCTCTCAGCCTGGCCCACCCAGGAGAATCAACATTCAGGAGGAAGTATGACACAAATGAGAAGCAAAAGCAACAGCCTGCCATGGGAAACCGACAAACTGGCGGGCACCGTGGCGCCACTGACCAACGTCAGCCTGTGCGCCAAGGCGATGATGCGGGCGGTGGACCGCCCCTCACATCTGCCGGGTTTCGTCTGTTTCTACGGCCCGGCGGGCTGGGGAAAGTCCACGGCAGCCGCTTACACGGCGCTGTCGCAACGGGCCTATTATATCCAGTGCGGTGAAAGCTGGGTGCGCAAGAAGGTTTTACAGGCCATCCTCAAGGAAATGGGCGTCGAGCCGGAAAAGACGATCTACGACATGACCGACCAGGTGTGCGAGCAGCTGGCCCTCTCCGGCCGGCCGCTCATCATCGACGAGGTCGACCATCTTATCAATAAGGGCATCATCGAGATCGTGCGCGATATCTACGAAGGTTCCGGCGCCGCCATCCTGCTTATCGGCGAAGAAACGGTACCGAAGAAGCTGGAACGCTGGGAGCGTTTCCACAGCCGGGTGCTCGACTGGATACCCGCGCAGGCGACCGACCTGGAAGACTGCCTGCACCTGTCAAGATTGTACTGCCGCGAAATCACCATTGCTGAAGAATTGATCACGGAAGTGCTCAAGGCGAGCGGCGGATCCGCGCGCCGGGTATGCGTCAACCTGGAGAACATCCAGGAGGTCGCCCGGGAAGAAGGCTTGAGCGCGATCACCCTGCAGGACTGGGGCAAACGCAAGCTTTTTACGGGATCGGCTCCTGTACGGAGGGTCAGGTAATGGCACGCAGACCAATAGACGCGGTCGATGCCCTCAACTCACGACAGGGCATGTGGAACATCATCCGCAAGCTGGGTGAGTTCACCTTGACGGACATCTACGACCGCACCGTCCTCAACCGCACCAGCATCGGCAACTATGTCCGGGGGTTGGCAAAGGCGGGTTATGTCGAGGAAGTTTCCGGTGAAATGAAAACCAGCAGGACCGGCGGCAGCCCGACAAAACGCTGGAAGCTGATTAAAGATGTCGGGCTCGATGCCCCCAGGGTGCGCAAGGATGGCGCTCCGGTGGTGCAGGGCCAGGGAAATATCAATATGTGGCAGGCCATGAAGATCCTCAAGGTTTTCTCCGCCCTGGAGCTCGCTGTAAATTCCCGCACGGAGAGCTGTTTCGTCAAGGAATCGACGGCGGCCAGCTACTGCAAGTATCTGTGTAATGCCGGATATCTGAAAAAGGAAGGCAGCAGGTACCGCTTTATTAAAAACACCGGCGCCAACCCGCCCATGATCCAGCGCACCAAAGTGGTGTGGGATGCGAACATGAACAAGGTCATGTGGTCAAGCAAGGGGGAAGATCATGAATAACGGAGACCGATTGAACCTGCTGCGCGATGCCGTGCGGGTGCATGGCAGCCAGTCGAAGGTTGCCGCCATCATGGGCTACAGTACCACTACCATCAGCCAGGTGCTGAGCGGCAGCTACGGCGGAGGCATTGATTCGTTTTTGCAGAAGGTTGAAGAGCATTTCGGCACGCAGGCTATTGCCTGCCCCATTCTCGGCGAGATCAAGCTGCCCGAGTGCGTGAGCGAGAGGAGAAAGCCCTTTTCCAACGCCAATCCGTTACGGGTGCAGCTGTATAAACGGTGTTGTAAATGCGCATTAAATACCGATTTAGAACACAATTAAAGGAGACCCGATGGATATGCAGAAAACACTGACCAGTATCCTGGTCGATTTGAACGAAGTGCAGATGGATCTGGCGCTGAGCGGCCAGAGCGAGGCCAGCGAGAAGATTCGCGGCGTCAAGCAGATGGTGGTCGGCATTCCTATCGAGCCTGCCGATGTCGAGGCCGTGGTGGCCGGCTACCGGTATGACGCGATCGAGCAGTGCGAGCGGACCAGGACCATCCTGGAGAAGATCTCCAGGGGTGATGAGCCCAGCGACAACGAGCTGATGTTCGTGCGGCTGGCGGCTGAGCAGCTCATGCGGTCGGTGGGTGTGTATATGCAGCGCAAGATGCTGGTGGAATGCCCGGGCATGGCGGAGGTGATCAATGGCTAAAAAGGATGATAAGGGGCGCTGGATCGATGCCGCGGGCAACCCGGTACCGGCGAAATATATCGGCAAGGTGGAGAAGAAGCGGGACGCCATGGTGGAGAAGCTTTTCCGTCAGGCCCTGCTGACCCAGGAGCGGCTGCGCAAGCTCAAGGAGCTGGCCAACAGCGATATCGCCACCTATCTGGACTGGCTGGCCTCCCAACATGGCGAGGAGAGTCTGAATCCGGGCGGCAATTACGAGCTGGATTCCTTCTCCGGCGATAAGCGGGTGAAGATCAAGGTCAACAAGATGATCGAGTTCGACGAGCGGCTGCAGCTGGCCAAGCAGAAGATCGACCGCTGTCTCCTCAAATGGTCCGAGGGCGGCAACGCCAACCTGCAGGTGGTGGTTTGCGATGCCTTCAAGGTCGATCAGAAGGGCAATGTCGACACCAGGAGGATCCTCGGTCTGCGGCGGTTGAAGATCAAGGACGATGAGTGGAAGGCGGCAATGGATCTGATTACCGAGGCCGTCACTATCACCGGTTCGCGGACCTATTTGATGTTCCAGGTGCGCAAGAGCCCAACTGCCGAATGGGAGACCGTGCGGCTTGATCTGGCGGGGGTTTAAATGGCTGAAGAAAGAAGTCAGAAGACAGAAGACAGAGGGATTTCACTGAAAAATTTCGAGATAGTGGCCGGGTTTATCTGGATGCACCTAGAGGCCTTTCAGGCGCATATGCAGGTGTTGAAGCTCGGGCCGGAGGGCAATTTTGAGCTTTTCGCTACTTTCCTGGAACTCAACTACGAAGATTTTCAAATATACCTCGAAGTTGAACACGAGATAGAAGGCACCGAGGCAGAGCGCTTTCTCGATGAACTTCGGGAGCAAAAGTAATGCCCCTGGTCAAGGCTATCCGCAGGGCGACCGAGGTGGTTGCCGAGTGTCCGATCGGCGGGATCTGCAGCAGACGGCAGGCCGGCAGAGCGGTTATCTGGACCTGCTGCGGATATTACCGGGGCACCCATAAAGACAGCAGAGGTTTGCTGGCTAAATGTGATTTCAACACTACCAAGAGAGGAAATTGAAATGATCCATGCGAGTGAAAAATACAGTCGAATTCAGGATCCGGAAAACAAGATAGGCCAGGATGAGCCGGTCTTTCTGTTGCGGGCGCAGGACATTCTGGCGCCCAAAGTGGTGGCAGTCTAGGCGGACTGTGTCGAAATGGGCGGGAATAAGGAACTGGCAGAGGAAGTCAGGAAGCATCTGAAAAGGATGAAGGACTGGCAGAAGGAGAATCCTACCAAATATCCCGATTGATAAAGGCGAAACCAGGGGCAATGCTCCTGGTCGTATCGGGTGGTTCCCGATGCTTGAGAATGCCAACCTTTCAGAAGACAGAAGACAGAGGACGGAAGACAGATGAGCAACATCACCGAAGTTAAGCCGAAGAAAATGCGGGACCCTCAGGATACGCTGGCTGATTGTAAAGCGTATACCAAGGGTGATTTTACCTCCATTGTGTGGTGCCGCAGAAATCGCGGCGAGTGGTGCAAAACGAACGGCAAGCGGTGCCAGTGGAGCAAGGTATGAAATTGATTTGTCCTGGGTGCGGGGCGGTGGCCAGCGCGGAGAGTTGGGATAACGACCTGACGGCAAGAGAGGCTATACAGGTGGTCAGCAAACTGCCGGCGCCGGTGAACAAGCAGGTGTTCGGCTATATCTCGCTTTTCCGTCCGGAGAAGCGCTCGCTTACCTGGAAGAAGACGCTGCGGCTGCTGCATGAGGTCGAGCAGCTTGTCGGTAAGGGCTATGTCCACGTGCAGGGCAAGATCGACCGCACCTGCCCCGCCTCATTATGGGCCAGGGCCATGGAACAGATGATCGAGCAGCGGGGTAGCCTGCGGTTGCCCATGGCCAGCCATAATTATCTGACCAAGATCGCCTGGGACCTGGCCGAGCAGGCTGATTACGGCTCTGAGAAAAAGAGAACTACTATACAGATGAATAGTAGAACCAGGCCGAGTGCAGACGCGGATCCGGCGCTTGACCCGATGGAAAAAGCCCGGCGGGAGTATGACGAGCGGATGAAAAAAGGTGAGGTTAACGTCGATTTAAAGGGTGTTTCAAACATCATCAAGGGGATGGATTAAAATGCCGGCACTCAACTTTAAAAAGCAATTCGCGCCAAAGGTGGAATCTGGCAAAAAACGGCAGACGATTCGGAGAAAACGCCGGGACGGTAAGTACCCAAGACCAGGACAGACTTTATATCTTTATACCGGAATGCGGACCAAGAGCTGCCGCAAGCTCGGAGAAGAAACCTGCAAGAGTTCTCTGCCTATTCTGATAGATGGCCGTAATGTCGTTGTCGGCGGGCAGTTGCTGAGCGCCGACGAAGAATTGAAGCTCGCCCAGGCCGATGGTTTCGAGGGTGTTGAGGATTTTCGCAATTTCTTTTCAAACCAAGACGCTGATGCCTTTGATGGCGTCCTTATTTGTTGGTGATGGAGGCTGATTAATGAAGATCGAAACAAAAGCATTTTCGAAAGAGGCCCTGGTCGAGCTGGTCAATATCATCCGGGAGAAGAATTTTCTTCCTGAATCTGTCTTTGTGGCCTGGTATCGGAATGACCTTTCCTCCCAGTTGAACAAAATCCAAAAGGATCTTGAATCCATAGAGAAAAAACTCAGCAACAAAAAGCTGTCACGGAAGGCATGCATTGCCTTGCTGAAGAAATATAAAGCCATGGCCGCATCCGGAAACAAGAAGCTAGCCGTTTACAAGGAATTGGAAAATGCCGCCAAGTGATAAATCCCTGATGGACCTTGTGCGAAAATTGAGCAAGGAGGAGATATTGACACTCATAGCAGAACGCACGTTGCTCTGGCGGGTTACCGAGCGGGATATTCTGTTGGCCAGGATTGAGGTCTTGCAGAAGAAAGCTGACGCGCATTTTGAAAAATACCTCTCCCTCTTAAAGAAAATGCCTGATCACGGAGCCAAAATAAAAGATACCATCGCCTTTTACACGGCTTTGGCGGCAAGGGAAGAAGAGCTGGAGAAGTATGATAAGTGCCAAAAAAACATTGATAAACTCTTTAAGGAAATCGACCAATTGAGGGAACAGTGATGCCGCCGACTAAAGCAGACTACGCCAAGATCAATATCGCCTGCAAGGAATTGCACCTCGACAAGTATCAGATCATCGGCGACCGGTACGGCCTGGAGTCTTCCAAGCAATTGAACAAGAGGCAGTTGAATGATCTGTATGCGCATTTTCGGTCTTTGGGCTGGAGGGTGAAGCGGAAGAAGAAGAGCACGTCCAGCCCGAGGTATGTTGACCCGGTGCATCGGAAGGTGGTGGCGCTGTGGATCTCCCTGCATAAGGCCGGGGTGATCCGGAGCAGCTCGGATATGGCCCTGCAGGCGTATGTGAAACGGATGGTCGGGGTGGACAACCTGCAGTGGTGCGACGGCGGGCATTGCCGGGTGCTGATTGAGAGCCTGAAAAGCTGGGCGATACGGGAGGGTGTTGATGTCGGATAGCAAGGCCGCGGTGATGTTCGAGGAGAATCTGCCGACGCTTGAAGAGTTGCCCGGCGATCTGCCGGAGCTGGCCAAACTGATTGACGAAATGGTGCCCGGACACGGGGTGCGGGTGGTGATGCGCCTGGCCCGGGAATATCGCAGCACCTATGTGTATTTTCATAACCTGGACGCGCTGGAACGCAAGAAGCGCGATATTGAAATCATCAAGAGATATGAGGGCGGCGAGCGACCCGCCGATATCGCCCGCGATGTTGAACTGAGTGAGCGCCAGGTCTGGAAGATCCTGGGCCGCGAGCCGGGCGAAGATAAACAGATGAAACTTTTTTAAGCAAGGAGCACATCATGGAAATCTGGATACCCGCGAAGCTGTATCATGCCCTGCCGCTGCTCTGCATAGTGCTCGGCGTTCTTTTCCTCTGCATCAGCTCCGGAGGCTCAAATTTCGTGCTCTGTGTGCTGCTGATCGCTTATGGCTGCTGGGCTGTGGGGGTACGGCTGGCTACCTTCTACGGCGACTGGTGACAATGTTCTTGACACGAAAGTCCATCATAAGGTACTGTTTATACGTTGCTGCCAAATCAGCAACCGGGTTTGGAAGCCCGAACCATAGGCGGACACCCGCCACCAGTATCTGTATGGCGGTTTTTTTGTGTCCGGGCTTGGCTCGTTATGGCGGGCCGAGTGGGGAGCCTTCGGGCTCGCCGGTTCCTATGGCCGGTCTTCCAACCTGCTCGGTCCGCCTTTTTTTTATTGGAAGGAAGAGAGGCGGGTTAAATACTTTTTACATAGGAGATTGACAATGAATGAATTAGCCGTAGTGCCTTTCTATTTCCAAGAAAAAGAAGTCCGCGCTATCACTATCGGCGACGAACCTTGGTTCGTCGCCAGAGATGTCTGTGCCATCCTCGGACTCGACAACGTCACCAATGCGATTGCGAGAGTTCCGGAAAACCATAAGGGGGTTAATCCGATTAACACCCCTGGAGGCATTCAGCAGATGATTACGGTAGATGAACCGGGACTCTATCGGCTCATTCTCCGTTCAGACAAACCGCAGGCCGAACCCTTTATGGAGTGGGTCACCGAAGAAGTCCTCCCCACCATCCGCAAGACCGGCAGTTACGGCACGGTCAGCGATGACGAACTGCAGCGCTCGCCTGTCGTTCTGAACTTGTTGGAGACCCAAGGCAAGACCCTGCTGCTGATCAACGAACTGGCCAGAAGCATGAAGCAGCTGCTGCCTTCCGCGGCACAGCCCCGCAAACAGGGCAAACCGAACAGGGCCATCGGCAGGTTTATCGACGATTGCTGCGTAGTCGACGGCGCCCAAGCGGTCGACAAGGCCAAGCTGTACCAAGAGTATCAGGATTGGTGTTTCGGCGAGCAGGAGCTGGTGGAAGAGTACGACCTGTTTTTCAAGCTGCTCTACGGCCAGGGCTACCCGATGCGCAGCGCCGAAGTTAAGGGGCGCAAGGCCGTCAAGGGGATCTGCCTGCAGGAGCAGTCATGAGCCCGGCCATATTTTCCCCCTCGCCGGAGCCCAACCACCCGGCCGATATGCTTGAAGGAGCCGCCAGTGTCACCCGCTTTCTGGCCGAGGTGTCGCCCGCCCTGCATATCGAGGGCGGCCTGGGGCTCTCCGAAAAAGGGGCACACGGATTGTTTCTGATCCTCGAAGGGCTGGAGGCCACCATCCAGGCCGCCGCCGAAAAACTCTAGCCAACTTCCCCGGCAACTGTTACCCTCGCGGTGATAGTTGCCGGTACCTCCCACCTCCCCACCCCCCACTGCACCCCAATTACTGAACCGCTTCCCATTTAGCTTACAGCACCGACACCCTATAACTCTTGACTGTACTTCCGGGCTCCTGAATGGCCGGGGCGGGCCTTAAGGCCTGCTCCGGTCGCCGATGGTTAGCGGCGATAACTTCTGAGGGTGTGATGAGAAACAACTACTACGATCATTACTTCTGGACCTTAACGGCGCGGATTTTCGGGCGCTGCGGCGTGGAGTGGCGCTGGATGAAGGCGCTGGCCCTGGCTGAATCCGGTCTTGATCCGCAGGATGTTTCCCCTGCAGGCGCCGTCGGCGTCATGCAGCTGATGCCCTCTACCGCCAAGGAGGTGGCCGGACGGCTGGGCATCGAATGCCGGCCGCGCGTTCCTCATATCAATATCGAGCTGGGCATCGCCTACGCCAAGTTCTGCTGGGACTGGTGGAAGGCCGAGAAAGGCATCGAGCGGATCCTCTTCATGATCGGCAGCTATAATGCCGGACCCGGCAACATCCTCATTGCCCAGCAGAAGGCCGCAGCTCGCGGTCTGCCCTCCGACCAGTGGCTTTCCATTATCGAGACCCTACCCGCCGTCACCGGCGATCACGCGAGCGAGACCATCACTCATGTTGCACGGGTGGCCTCGTTCTTCACCCAACTTTCAGAAGGAGAAAAGAAATGAACTTCCTCAAAGGCAAAAAGACCTATATCGCGGCCATGGGCCTCTTCCTGCTCGGCATTGTCGACATCGTTAACGGCGACTCCCCTGCAGGTGTGCAGAAGATTGTCGAGGCCCTGGGCTTCGCCGGGCTGCGCAGCGGCGTGGCCAGCGCGGCAAAATAGCATGGTCGATCAGTTTGACCGGGCCCAGGAGCTGGACGCCTGTTTCTTGCGTCAAGCCCTTGATATGCAGGCCAGAGCCGCAAGAGCTGGGTCGGGGGCCTCCCGGGAATTCTGTATCGACTGTGAAGAGGAGATCCCGCAGGCCCGGCGGAGAGCGGCTCCCGGGTGCCTGCGGTGTGTGGGCTGCGCCGAGGAATATGAGAGAGAGGGGAAAAAGAAGTGAACGAATCATCGATTATCACCGCGCTGACGGCGCTCTTAAAAATTGCCGGGACCGGAGGAATCGGCCTGGTAGCCTTGCTGGCCCTGGCTTTCATGTTGTGTCCGGCGGTGGCTGTCTGGCTGATCATGCGCTCCAACAGAGAGCTGGCAGTGAACATCCAGAAGGACCATGCCGCCAGCGAGCAGCGTTTTGAGCAGCTGCGGGCGGACAGCGAGAAACGTTTCGAATCCGTGGTGCGGATGTATGAGGACAACGTGCTGCTGGTCAAAAACTACGACAAGACCGCCGACGGCCTGCAGGGCGTGATCCATCTGAGCACCCAGGCCATGACCAAGCTGGTGGAAAAAATCAACAACAACCATTTCTGCCCCATAGTCCGGGAAAGGAGCGCGCCCAGTGGTGAATAAAACAATGACCCAGCTGAAGATCAAGCTGAGCCAGCTCAGGATCGATCAGACCAATTTGCAGGTGGAGGCCAAGGGATTGTGCCGGTCCATCGGCGATATCCTGGTGCCCGAGCTGCACGAGATCGAGGATATGGAGGTGTCCAGGGCGGCCGGCTACATGGATGATCTGATGGTTAAGCAGGCCGAGCTGCTCACTATCCAACGCAAAATTTGGGAACTGGAGGCCGCTCTTGGCAAGTAAAGGCGACAAGGCCATGCTGGCCCCGCAGGCCCTGCGGCTTTATGCCGAGGGGCATAATCTGTCCGCCATCGAGAAGCAGTTGAATGTCTCGGTGACCTCGCTGTCGCGCTGGAAGGCTGAGACGCTGGTACCCGGCCAGGACATGGATGAATGGGATCGGGCCAGGAGCCAGAAAAAGGGCAACATCCAACGGCTCCGCGACCTGTTTGAAGATCAGCTCCTCTTCCTGGAAGGGTTGAGCGCCAGGGAACGCAGCGCCCCGATGATGGACACGCTGAGTAAGATCGGCTCGCTTCTGGAGCGCTGGGACAAAATGGAGAAGACGCGCCAGGTAGCCGACGAGGTCGAGCGCGAAGTGAAGAAGGCCGGGCTGTCGCCGGATACCGTTGAGGATATCAAACGCCAGATTTTGGGGATTAATACATGATTGAACCGGCACCGCATATATTCCTGCCCTATCAGCAGGCCTGGGGCGGCGATACCACTCCCGTCAAGGTGTGCGAGAAATCCAGGAGGATAGGTTTGACCTGGGCGGAGTCCGGCGACGATGCGCTGTATGCCGCCTCGGCGGACGGCGATAACGTCTGGTATATCGGCTACAACAAGGACATGGCCGAGGAGTTTATCTTCGAGTGCGCCAAGTGGGCCAAGCAGTATGACCTGGCCGCCGGCGACGTGGAAGAAGAAGTCTTTAAGGATGACGACAAGGATATCCTCACCTTCCGCCTCAACTTTGCCAGCGGCAAGAAGATCGTGGCGCTATCCTCCAGGCCGTCCAACCTGCGCGGCAAGCAAGGCCGGGTAATTATCGACGAGGCTGCCTTTCACGACGATCTCAAGCAGCTGATCAAAGCGGCCATGGCCCTGCTGATGTGGGGCGGCGAGGTTCGCATTATCTCCACCCACAACGGCGACGAAAACGAGTTCAACACCCTGGTCAACGATATCAGGGCGGGCAAGAAACCCTATAGCCTGCACCGCATCACCTTTGACGAGGCGGTGGCCCAAGGGCTGTATAAGCGTATCTGCTTCGTCAAGAAAAAGCAGTGGTCGCAGGAAGCGGAGGACGCCTGGTGCAAGGAGATCCGCGACTCCTACGGCGACGATGCCGCCGAGGAATTGGACGTAATCCCCTCCAGGGGCGGCGGCACCTATCTTTCGCGCACCATGATCGAGGGCTGCATGTCCGAGGATATAACGGTGATCCGCTACGGACAGACGGATGAGTTCAGCGAGCTGCCCGACCATGTCCGCCAGGCGGAAGTGGCGGCCTGGTGCGAGGATTACCTGGCGCCGCTGCTTACTGATCTTGATCCGAAACGGCAGTGCGTCTTTGGTGAGGACTTTGCCCGGAGTGGAGACTTGACGGTGATGACGCCCGCCCAGGAGCAGCAGAACGCCCACTGGGCCGCCCTCTTCGTGCTGGAGCTGCGCAACATGCCCTTCCAGCAGCAAGAGCAGATCCTTTACTACATCATCGACCGGCTGCCGCGCTTCAAGCACGGCTCGTTTGATGCGCGCGGCAACGGCCAGTATCTGGCGGAGCGGGCCATGCAGAAATATGGAGCCGACCGGATCAGCCAGGTGATGCTGACCGAAGGCTGGTACCGGGATGTGATGCCCAAATACAAGGCCTGGTTCGAGGATAAAACCTGGCTCATGCCCAAGGATGCCGACATTATCGAGGATCATAGAGCTTTTAAGATGATCAAGGGTGTGGCGCGGCTGCCGGAGAGCGGGACGCCGGGCAGCGACAAGAAAAACAGGCATGGCGACTCGGGTATTTCCGGGGCCATGGTCTGTCATGCCACCAACCAGGAAGGTGAGCGGGAATACGGCTACGAGTCGGTAAGCAGGCGGGAGGCCCAGGGCGACGATATACAGCGGCCGATCAGGGCCACGGCGGGATTTAAAGCAATACGGGGGGCATGGTAATGATATTCGATTACCGGGGTAATCCGGTTAAAAGCGCTGATCTGAAAAAAGAGCTGGCGGCGCCGACGCTCTCCGGCGTGCGCACGGTATGGGATCAGCAGGTGACCGGTGGGTTGACGCCCGCGCGCCTGGCTGCGGTGCTGCAAAATGCCGCCCAGGGCGACATGAACGATTACCTGACCCTGGCGGAGGAGATGGAAGAGCGCGATCTGCATTACCGCTGCGAGATCTCCAAGCGGCGCCTGGCGGTGGCCTCGCTGCCGGTGGTGGTTGAAGCGGCCTCCGATGATGAAAAGGATGTTATGCTGGCCGATGCGGTGCGGGCCATGGCGAAAAAGGCCGGATTCCGGGGGCTGCTCAAGGATCTGCTGGACGCCCTGGGTAAAGGGTATTCAGTCTGCGAGATCATGTGGAGCAGGGGCACCAGGTGGCAGCCGGGCCGTTTTGAGTGGCGGGATCCCCGCTTTTTCACTTTTGATCGCACCTCGCGGCGCAAGATCCGACTGCTGGATGAGGCCGATATGGCCGAAGGTATCGAGCTTGCCGCCTATAAATACCTGGTGCATCTGCCCCATTTGAAAACCGGCTTGCCCATTCGCGGCGGTATTGCCAGAGTTGCGGCCTGGGCCTTCCTCTTTAAAAACTACACGGTCAAGGACTGGCTGGCCTTCTGCGAGGTGTTCGGCATGCCGCTGCGCCTCGGCAAATACCCCTCCGGAGCGCTGCAGCCGGATATCGATATCCTCAAGCTGGCGGTTGCCAATCTGGGCAGCGATGCGGCGGCGGTGATCCCCGAGTCGATGATGATCGATTTTGTCGAGTCCGGCAAGGTGACCGGCGGCGATTCCCTCTTTATGCGGCTGGCTGACTGGCTTGACGCCCAGGTGAGCAGGGGGGTCCTGGGGCAGACGGCGACCACCCAGGGGACGCCGGGAAAACTGGGCGGTGATGAAGCTCAGTCGGAAGTGCGTGAGGATATCCGTGATGATGACGCGGCCCAGCTGGCCGAAACCATCAACCGAGATCTTGTTAAACCGTTTGTCGATCTCAACTGGGGACCGCAGGAAAACTATCCTGAACTGATCCTCCGCGCAGTCGAGAACGAGGACCTGACCGTCTTGACCTCGGCAATCGAGAAGCTGGTGGATCGCGGGTTGAAGATCGAGCAATCGGAGGTGCGGGATAAATTCGGCTTCTCCGACCCGGCAGATGATGCAGAGATACTCCAGGCCGCCGGCGGGCAGGGACAGGCGACCGCGCCGGTCCCGCCCGCCGAGCGAGGCGAGGTGGAATCCGCGCAAAACCGGGAGGGTGCTCAGGCAACGAGCCCGCACCCGGCAGATCTGATAGCAGACAGACTTGAAATTGAGACAGAATCACCCATTGACCGCTGGCTATCAGTCATTGAGTCAATCATTGAGATGGCTGACTCGCTTGAGGAGGCAAAAGAGATGCTGCTGGCGGCTTTCAACGAGCTGCCTGCAGAAAAATTCGCCGCAGTAATCAAAACAGCCCTGGTTTCAGCAGAGGCTGCCGGCCGATTCGATATTGAGGAAACAGGTGAATAGACAGCCATCCACCATATCGGGAATTTTCAAGGAGCCATTCCCTGAACAGGTTGCCTATTTCCGCAGGAAACTTGGCAGCCTGATACCGACATCCAGGTGGGATGAGCTTGAACGGGCGGCACATGACAAGGCTTTTATGGTTGCCGGTGCAGCAAAGGCTGATCTTCTCAATGACCTTGCTGCGGCCATTGACCGCTCCATATCGGAGGGAAGAACGCTTGAGGATTTTCGTAAAGATTTTATGGCCACCATCGAGCGTACAGGGTGGAAGGGGTTTACGGGGGATGAGTCGGCGGCAAGACGCGCATGGCGCACACGTGTCATCTACCAGACCAACTGTACGACAAGTTATAACGCTGGGCGCGAGGCGCAGATCCGCGAAGGAGGCTTTACTTACAAGGTATATCGCCACAATGACTCGGTATCATTCCCGAGACCACATCATGTTGCCTGGGACGGCCTTACCCTGCCCATAGACCATGACTTCTGGCGTACGCACTCGCCACAGAACGGCTGGGGATGCAGGTGCTATGTGCTCGGCGCTCGAAGCGAGCGAGCGGCAAAGCGGCTTGGTGGAGATCCTGGCAAGGATATACCTGACGACTGGAACACGATTGACATAAAGACAGGGGCGCCCGTCGGTATCGGCAAAGGGTGGGATTATGCTCCTGGTGCTACGGTGGCAAACGATGTTTCGGCAATGGCCAAGAAGACACAGCAATGGGATTACAGCCTGGCAAAGGCTTATATGCAGGACCTCCCTGAGTCCAAGCGTGATGCCCTGGTGGCGGCATACAGGAGTCTGCCGTCCGTGGCGGATGATCTGAGAAGATACGCCCAGGCTGTACTGGCAGGACGCAAGGTTGCTCCATATCGGACCATGGGGTTGCTGTCAACTGACGATGTGCGGAAGGTCAAGAAGTTGACCGGGGGTGCTGTGGATGGCTTCGATTACGCCGTGGATATGTCTGCTCCGCGGCATATTTTCAAGGAGCACGGCAATGAAGCTGCCGAAGAACAGCGGGGTCAGCGTGCTATCACGCCTGCTGACTACGGCAGGTTGCCGCAGGTTGTCGCCTCACCTGACAGCATAGTGCAAGATGATGGAAAGATCATTCTTGAAAAGAGTTTTGGTGAGGAGAGGCAGATAGCAGTGTTTGAGATTCTTGCTAAGCGGAAGATGTTGAACCTGAAGTCGATGAGAATCATAGCGAAACGCCCCCGCGCTCAACGTCCATGACGTTCGGGGTATGAGCCCGTGCCTCGATGGCGCATCGCTACTAAGGAGAAGTATAGCAATGTTCTCAATAGAAATCAATGACGCCGAGGTCACAATCGCACTGAGGCGGCTGGCGGAGCACAGTGACGATATGACCCCCGCCATGAGAGAGATCGGGGAATATCTGACTGATTCGACCAAACGTCGTTTTGCTAAAGGTATTTCACCCGATGGAAAGCAGTGGGCCCCAAACACGCAGACAACCCTTGATGTTCTTCTTCATCGCAGGAAAGGAGGGACTTCGCGGCGGCGAGGAGAAGATGTGGGAATTGGAGGCAGTATCGGCAACAAAAAGCCGTTGATCGGCGAATCGAAGAGACTGGGGACGGAGATCCATTACAGGGCAACATCTGCGGGGGTCACGGTCGGCTCCTCCCTTGTTTATTCAGCTGTCCAACAGCTCGGCGCAAAGAAAGGGGCTTTCGGCAAAACAAAGCGAGGCGCGAGTATCCCCTGGGGGAATATCCCTGCAAGACCTTACCTGGGGTTCTCGGATGAGGATAGGATAAATATTATGGACATCATTGCTGAGCACATGGACGAGGTTTTGCCATGAAAAGAATAAAAGCCGTAAATGGCCCTGTAAGCTCAAAATGGAGAGTGCTGGCCTCAACGGTCGGGCGGTATCGGGTGCGTGGCGTCATCGAAATTTTAAACGCGGTTTAAACGGAAATTGGAAGGAGAGCGGCGATGTTGAAACACGCGATAGCGGCAAACAGCTTTGAGATAGTGCAGGAAGGCGGGGAATTGCCCGAGTGGGTACCCCTTGTTCCCGCCGGCGAAGTGGTCGGCCGCGACGGCCGTAAATGGACAAACAGCGCCCCTGGGTCCATCATTACATATTTCCGGCAGCTGGGGCGCGATCTGCCGGTGGATATCGAGCATAGTTCCGAGTATAAGGCGCCCAAGGGCGAACCGGCTCCGGCTGTGGCGTGGGTCAAGGATCTGGATGAGAGGAACGGCGAGATCTGGGGAAAAGTGGAGTGGAATGCTGCCGGACGGCAGCTGGTCAGCGGACAGGAATACCGGTATCTCTCCCCGGTTATCCTGTATCCGCCGAGCCGTATCATCGCCGGTATAACGTCTGTGGCTGTAACCAACCAGCCCAACTTTCGTCTGCCGGCACTCAACAGTGAACAACAGGGGGATGGTCTCCCGGAGGAGGAAAGTATGTTGAAAGCATTGCTGGCAGCCCTGGCGCTGCCGGAGAACGCCACGGAGCAGGACGCGGTGGCCAAGGTAAAAAGCCTGCAGACGGATCTGAGCAGCGCCCTGAACCGGGCCGAAAGCCCGAGCCTGGATAAGTTCGTGCCCAGGGGGGATTATGAGGCGGCGGTGAGCAAGGCGAATAATGCCGAGAGCGAGCTGGCGAACATCAAGAAGGAAAAAACTGAAGCCGACATCACCACAGCCATCGATGGGGCCCTCAAGGAAGGCAAGATCACACCGGCCACCGTCGATTATCACAAAGCGCAGTGCAGGCAGGAAGGCGGGTTGGAGCGTTTTGTCGAATACTGCAAGGCCGCGCCGGTAATCGCCGCCGACAGTAATCTGGGAGACAAGGATCCGGATAAGGACAAAAAGGCGCTTAACGCGGAACAGAAGCAGCTCGCCGAGATGTTCGGCAATAGTGAAGAGGATATCGCCAAATACGGCAAATAAGCGCCGGCGTCCCAGGGAACTACGATTTTATTTATGATAACGAGGAGGAAATAAGATGGCGGACAGAATGACCGAACGAAAACAAGGGTTGCTGCTTTCCCTGATGGTGGCGGCTTCGACCCTCATCGAAGGCGGCAAGCTGGTGGGTATCAACGCCGCCGGCTATGCGGTGGAAGGCTCCGATGGTACGGCGGTAAAGATCATCGGCATCGCCAACGAGCGGGTCGACAATTCCGCCGGCGCCGACGGAGCGAAGCGGGTGCGGGTCTATAGCGGCCAGCTTTTTAAACTGGACAATTCGGCGGACAATGCGGTGGATATCGCCGATATCGGCACCCTGGTCTTTGTCGAGGATGACGAAACCGTTGCCGATGTCGTCGGCACCAACGGTATTGCGGCCGGGTTGTGCGTCGACGTGGTGTCGGATGGGGTCTGGGTGATGATCCCCGCCGGCATGCCGCAGGTTCCGGCGCAAGCCGATTCAGTGGCCGCCGATACCGCCGCCGTGGTTGTCGACCTCAATGCGCTGCTGGCTAAGCTACGTGCTGCCGGAGTGATGCGCAACGCCTAAGCCGGGTTGAGCGATATAAAAGCGTAACAGACCTCAATTGATCACAAGGAGAAACGATCATGATTATCAATGCAGCAAATCTTGCGGCCGTTTTCATCAATTTGAAAACGACCTTCAATAAGGCTTTTGAAGCCGCGCCCTCTTTCTGGGATAAGGTGGCCATGCTGGTGCCTTCCGGATCCGGCCAAAACGATTACAAGTGGCTTTCCAACTTTCCCAAGATGCGCAAGTGGATTGGAGAAAAATCGCTCAAGGCCTTGTCTGCCTTCAGCTACACCATCGTCAACGATGATTTCGAGGCAACTGTTGAGGTTGACCGCAACGACTTCGAGGACGACAACCTCGGCATTTATGCCCCGCAGGCGCAGATGGCCGGGTATTCCTCCAAGCAACTGCCCGACGAGATAGTGGCCGACCTGGTCAACGGCGTCTTCACCCAGCTCTGCTTCGACGGTCAGTATATGTGCGACACCGATCACGTGGTTGATGGGGCTTCTGTTTCCAACAAGGGCACCGTGGTATTGTCCGCAGCCACCCAGGCGGCGGCCATCGCATCCCTGGGCGCTGCCCGGACGGCCATGAAGAAGTTTAAGGATGATGAGGGGAGACCGCTGAACATCACCCCGAATATCCTGCTGGTGCCTCCGGCGCTGGAGGATGTCGCCAATGTCCTGGCCACCAACGACAGGCTTGAAGACGGCAAGCCCAACCCATACAAGGGTACCATCACCGTGGTCTGTGACTCCCGATTGACCAGCGACACCGCCTGGTTCCTGCTCGACACCACCAAACCTGTGCGCCCCTTCATTTACCAGGAGCGCAAGAAGCCGGTCTTCGTGCAGCAGACCGATCCGCAGGCCGAAGATGTCTTCATGCGAAAAAAATACAAGTTCGGCGCCGAGGCGAGGGGTGCGGGCGGCTACGGCTTCTGGCAGCTTATCTGGGGATCGACCGGCGCCGGCGGCTGATAGGCGCGAATTGTTACGACACCGGCGCGATAACTCTCTCGCGCCGGTGAACAGGTAATTTTTTCAAGGAGCAGAACATGATCAAGATAACGAGTAAACGGGACGGCTTCCGGCGTTGCGGCATGGCCCACAGCGCTAAGCCGACCTTACATCGTGACGGTTGTTTCAGCAAGAAACAGCTGGACGTACTGCAGGCCGAGCCGATGCTGATTGTAGAGATATTTGAGGGTGTGGACTTTGTTGAGGATAACCTCAATGCCAGGGACACCATCAAACTGGTCAAAGAGGCAGGTGACCTGGCATCACTCGACGTGTTGGCCGAGGGCGAGGAAAGGAAAAGCGTGCTGGAGGCCATCGCGGCCAGGCGCAAGGAATTAACCAAGGAGTAAGCCATGTATGCCACCCTCGCCGATATCCTGGAGCAGGTCGACCAGGACACGCTGATACTGCTCACCGACGACACGCAGGCCGGGACGGTTGACGAGACGGCGGTTGATCGGGCCGTCGCCAACGGCGCGGCGGTGATCGACGCCCATTGCGGCAACCGCTATGTGGTGCCCTTTGGTGATCCGGTACCGGCCCTGGTGCGGCTCTTTGCCGTCGATCTGGCGGTTTATAACCTCTACAGCCGGCGGACGCATGTGGATATGCCGGATGTTATCGGCGAGCGGCAGAAACAGGTGCTTGCTCATCTGCGTCTGGTGCAGCAGGGCAAGGCCACCATCGGCAAGGATCCCGATCTGGTCGCCGGCAGCGAGAGCAACAGCGCCTTGGTATCCGGCAATGAGCGGATTTTTACCAGGAAGACCATGAGGAACCTATGATGATCGAGACCATCGAGAAAAAGATCGAGGAGCTGCTGACGTCTTTGGATATCTTTAAAGTGGTCGAGCGATCCATCAGCAAAAAGAGTCTGCAGAGCCCGCCGTCGGCGGGAATTCTGCTGGCCTTTGACAAGGAGAACGCCAGCAAGGCCATCTCCCGCGATCTGGGATGGGACATTATGCTGATGATTCCGGCCCTGGGTATCGCCAAGGGACGGACCGCAGGTAACAATTACATCGATGCCGTGAGGAATGCCTTTGTTGATTGGCGTCCTTTGACTACCGGCGGCGTGATGCCCGCCAAGGTGCCGATGATACGATTGGAGGGTATTCAGGGCACTATGCTGGTTTATTCCGCGCGGGTGACCATGGAGGCCATCCCTAAAGTTTTTGCAAATTGATACGGAGGCCTAGCGCCTCGAGGAGAATATCATGGATACACCGTTTAGCTTTATCGGCGCCGCCGATGCCTATATCGACATTTTGTCGGATACCGCCGTGCGCACCGGGCTGGCCCTGCAGGGCAACTGCACCGAGTTCGTGCCCAAGCCGGATTCGGAGAGGAAGGAGCAGGTGGGTACCGGCCGCTCCAACTACGGCCAGGTTATCGCCAGTGCGACCATGCCCAAGCCGATGACGGCGAAGATTACCTTCAATCAACTTTCTCAGGCGCTGTTTGCCGCTGCTTTTTTCGGGACCAGCTCCGCCTTTACCCAGACTGCCGACCCGCTGGCGGATCAGGCGGTGACCACCATTGCCGACCGCTATGTCGAGATCGGCAAGAAGATGATCAGCAACGTGGTAGTGAAGAATACTGCCGGAGATACCACCTATGAGTCCGGAACCGATTATGCGATCAATCCGAGGCTGGGGATGATCATGGCGCTCAGCAGCGGAGCGATAGCGGCTGATGAATCCGTCAAGGTGTCATGCGACTGTGAAGCGATCGCCGGTACCCAGATGAAGGGCATGACCAAGAGCAACGTGCGGATCCGCATCAAGCTCGATGGCCAGAACTACGCCGACGGCCGGAACTTCATCTCCGATATCTATCAGATGCGGCTGGCGCCGACTTCCGAGTTTTCTTTGATCGGCACCGAGTTCGTCGACGTGACTTTTGAAGGCAGCCTGGAGACACCGACCGGCTTCAGTGAGCCGATGGATCATATCTGGCTCAGTTAATCGAGCATTAAACCGTTTTTAAATCAGGAGACCGGAATGCGAAAAGTGAAAGTATTGGCCCTGGAAGTCGCAGGGAAGAAGGAAGTGACCATCAAGGAAGTATCGCCCTATGGTGCCTATAAGGCGCTGCTGGCAGAGGATAAGGTTGGCGAGATCATGGCGCTGGCCGGAAACTGCATCGATCTGACTGCGGAGGAGATGCAGGGGCTGTATGGCTCGGAGATCGAGCAGATCGTCGACGGCTTCCTGGAGGTGAACGGCTCTTTTTTGGCGATAGCCGAAAAACTCGGCATCAAGCAAACATTGGCCGAAATGGCGGGCAAAGCCCTGAACAGCTTGCCGCAGCTCACCGACGAAATGCTGAAGAACTTGCCGCCTGCGTTTGCCATCTTATTCAAAGAGGCCATGGCGAAGGCGCCTGGCATTATGGCTGGGGATACTTCCTCCTCGCCCTCGACACCCTCGCCGGAAAAAAACGCTGAGTAATTTATGGCACCATCACGTCTCGAAATAATCCTGGCCCTCAATGCCCAGGCCTTCAAGAAGGGAGTCAACGACACCGGGCGTCAGCTGAAGCAGATGTCCGGTGGAGTTAAGACCGCCTTTGACAGGACCAGGGCCGCCGTCAGCGGTAATATGAATGCGCTGCAGGCGCCGGTTCGGGCTCTTACAGGTACCGTTGCCAGGCTCGGTGCTGCTTTTGGTGCTGTGTTTGCCACTCGCAGGTACCTGCAGGTAGCTGAAGAGTATGCCGGGATCGATGCCCGCCTGAAACTGGTGACCGGATCGGCCGAAGAGTTGCGCCAGGTACAGGAAGATCTCTATGACCTGTCGCAGAGAACAGGGACTTCTTATACCTCGAACGCCGCCACCTACACCAAGCTTGCGACAGCGCTGAAAAGTGCGGGAGCATCATCGAAAGAGCTGCTTGGCATAAACGAGGCGGTTTCTAAGTCCCTGGTGGTGAATGGATCGTCGGCGGCCGAGACCAGCAGTTTTCTTCTGCAGTTTGGCCAGGCCATGGGTTCGGGTGTACTGCAGGGCGATGAGTTCCGAGCGATGATGGAGTCCAACTCCTATTTTGCTCAGCAACTCGCGGCGGCGCTGGGTACTGATGTTGCCGGTCTGCGCGCCATGTCGAAGCAAGGGGAGTTGACCACGGATAAGATCCGCGAAGTTGTGCCGAAGATGCTGCAGCAGATAGATGAAGATTTTGCCAAGATGCCGCTGACCATCGGACGGGCCATGACCATGCTGTCCAATGCCTTCGGTAAGATCGTCAGAGGGTCTGACGAGGCCGGCGGGGCAACCGGCAAGATCGCTCAGGCAATCAGGAATTTTGTCGCTTATCTGGAGAACAACGGTAAGAAGATAGAAAATTTTATTGTCGGGCTGGTTGAGACGATTACCAATCTGGCAAAAACCGCTTGGAAGTGGAAGGAGTTTATCGCCACCCTCGCCGGCACGGTTCTGGCCGTCAGCGCCATTGCCAATCTCACTGTGGTGATCGGCGGCCTTAATACTGCTATCGCTACCCTGACCGGTCTCAGCCTGGTGGGCTGGTTTAGCCGTTTAGGTGTCGCGGCCTGGGGTGCCCTTGCCGCCCTGGGTCCGCATGGAATTTTGTTGTTGGCAATTGCGGCAGCGGCCGTCTATGCGGTCTACAGCATCGGCAAGTTGATCTCCAACTATAAAGAGATAAAGCGGCTGCAGAAGGATACTGCAGAGATTGAAAAGACGGTCATTAAAAACAAGGGCGAAATAGCCCAGAAGCTCAAGCTGGTATCAGATGCGACTGGCGTCGTTGTCACCTCCATGGATGAGCTGAACCAGGCCATCAAGGACGGCAAGATCCACTATGACGATCTCTCCGGCGAATGGAAAAAAGGCGCCGGTGAGATGAGCGATGCTTCCCGCGATGTCGCCAAGAATGCCGAGAAATCCGCCAGGGACCAGGCCAAGGCCCAGAAAGGGGCCACCGACGAAATGAAAAAGGCGTATAAGGACTACGCCGATGAAGTGAAGCGGCTGCAGGACGATATAGCCGGGCGGGAGCGCAGCCTGGCCGAGCAGCTGCGGGAGATGGACCGGGGTGCCATGAGCGCACCGGCTGCCTGGCGGGATCGCCGGGCCCAGGCGGAAGAATTCGCCGTCAGCGCCAGGAAGGCCGAAGCTGCTGCCAAGGCGGCATTTGAGGCTGGTGACGAGAGCACCGGCAGGAAAAAGTATGAGGAGGCCCTCACCTATTACGACAAAGCCCGCGATGCCGCAGAGGATCTGAACACCGAGGTCAGCTATGGCGGCAAGGTGATCCTCAACCAGGCTCAGGCCCTGGAGAAAGCGCGGCCCCTGGTGGAAAAATACGGCAAGGCCGGTATCGACACGCAAAAGAAATTCGAGGAGGCTATAAAGAAGGCGGCAGACGCGCTTGACGAGCAAAGCGATGGCGCTTTGTCCAAGGAAATGCCCGATGCTGCCAAGGCGCTCGCTGAGGTGACGACTAAGACCGAGGGATACAAGAAGAAGGTAGAGGAAACAAAAAAGACCTGGGAAACGTTATGGGAAACAGTGGGCGCGGATGGCAAGAAGACGCTCACCACTATTGCCGGGGAGATACGAAAATTAGACGGCAGCACCATTACCATCTATACCAAGCACGTCGAAAGAAGAATCCTGGGCGGTCTGATCGGCTCGGCCCAGCGCATGGCGGCAGGTGGCGCGGTGGCCTTTAGAAACATGCTTTCGGGCGGTGCCTTTCCTGGCTTCGGCGGCGGGGATCGCCGCCATGTCATCGCCGAGGACGGCGAGTATATGTTTGACAAATACCGCTCCCGCGATCTTGGTCTTGATGCCCTGCGCATCCTGCATGCCGGGCGCTACCGTGACTTTATTGCCTTGCTGATGGATCGTTTCAATATCGATCCGGCGGAAATCTCCCGCAAGATCGGCCAGCGCATGTCTCTGGGCGGCATTGTCGGCCGCATGAGCCTGCCGGCCATGCCGTCGGCGCAGATGCTGGCTGATGGTGGTGCGGTGGTCGGCGGCGGATCCGGCGGCGGGCGTTACGAGATGGACTTCAGCGGGCTGCCGGGGCAGCAGCGGCAGATCCGGGGGACATTTGACAATCAGAGTTTTGAGGAGCTGGTGCGTATCGCCGAGAGGCGGAGGAGGCTGGGCGGAAAATGACGGTGAAACTGGGCAATATTGTGCTCGATGACAATCTCCGGCTTTACGGTATCGAAGAGGCCGGGGATATTTTGATTGCGGAGATGGAGGCCTTTGACGGCACCAATGATTTTTTGACCATGCCCGCCTCGGAATGGATACCGCTGTCGCTGGTGGCCAACCCGGATGGCGATACGGTGCGGGGCCTTTTTACCCTCGACCAGATCATCGCGATTAAGAGCATAATCGCCGCCGGGCAGCAGACCGGCCTGGTCCACCATCGCGGCATCTTCGAGGTGATGGTGCGCTCGGTATCCAATTTCGTGCAGGTTATCGATTATGCCGATCCGGCCGGAAATGACTGGTGTACGGCAACTATTAACATGAAGGGGAGATACAACCATGCTTGATTCCGATATCAAAAGCTTCCACGCCCTGGAGGTGTCCAACGCCTCGACCAACGGCGGGCGCATGAGCAACAACCAGATCATCTCCGGGGTGGTCAACAATGTGATTCCGCATATCGATCGGGCGACCAGGTCGGCGGGCAATATCGAAAATCCCCTGCGCCGCAAGATCTGCACGCTGGCGGCCGATGTCAATAACGAGACGCTGCTTGGCGCCATACGCTGGATCGAGCGGGTGCTGGATTCGGGCGACTTTTGCACCATGCATGCCGGGACCCATACCGACACTCAGGGGGATATCGACGGCACCGAGAGATGTTACGGCTATGCCTTTTTAAAAAACGATATCAACATCGGCGATGCCTCCTGCATTGTCACCGTCAAGGATGCCATGCTGGCCACCGGCGCCAAGGCGATCTTCCAGGCGGGAGATAATATCCGGCCTTCCACCATGCAGACTCCATCCGGAGCCGGCAATGAGGAGTTTTTGGTAGCCGACGCCGTCGCGGTCAACGGCCTGGATATCACCCTGACGCTGCCGGCTGGAACGACCTTCGCCAACGCTTATCTGGCCAACGACGGCGGCAACCGGGGATTTGTAGTGTCGTATCGCGATATCGGCGATGTCAAATGCCTGGTCTCGAATTTTTTGGTGACTGCCGCCGGTGATTATGCCTATGACCATGTAACCTATCCGGTGATCCCGGACAACAACGGCACCGTCTATGATCATGTTGTCGGTACCTGGTTGACCGCGACAACCTTTTCCGCCGTGGGCACCATCACCGGCATCAACTACGGCAACGGTGACAAGGCTGTCGATTTCGTGCCGATGAACGCCGCCAAGGCCAAGCCGTATTTCACCCTTGAGGCAGCCGGACATTCCGGTACCCCGCAGGCAAACGACACCTTCGAGTTCGACATCGCGCCCGCCGCCTTCTACGACTGGTTGACGGTCTACGTGCCGCCGGCCTGTCCGAGCCTGGCTAATAACCGGGTGACCGCCGTCACTGTCGGCGAATCGGTGAGTTGATGCAGCCTTCTCTCTCCCTCAATCTCACCAGACCGGCAGGCGGGTCCGCTCCCGGTCTGATCATCGAACAGGAGAAATATGGCCGTACCGACGGCTATCTCTCCCGCGCCGGGATGCACCGCATCCTCTGGGCCCTGCTGCGCGATGAGCAGCCCGAGGAGCCTGATTGTTTTCTCGGCGGCAAAACCTTTATCAACGTGTACAGGTATGACCTGGCCCTGCAGTACCAGCTCTTTGCCTCGCGCGGCGAGCTGGGAGAACGGATAGTGCAGGATGATTTGTTTACCGAGAAAATCAAGTTTGCCTTTGAGCAGGAAAAGCCGCTGCAATATCCCTGCTTCGGCCTGGTAGCTGTCGAGTTTTTTGGCGACAGGGCCTGGGACCATACGGCGCAGCAGATTGCTCCGCCGGACCTGACCGCCTCGGCAACCGCCGTTCGCGCCGCCGGCAAGATCTACGGCACCGCCGCAGTCAGCTATCGTATCCATCGGGACCGCTACTCCCTAGCGCTGTCGGAGCGGGTCGAGGCCCAGGAGAATAAATACTCTTCGGTGGTCTATGCGATCCACAAAGGCGGGCCCACCTGGGAGCGGATCACCGCACCGCCCGGCCTCGAGGAGACCGGGCAGCAATGTTTCGGCGGCGGTGGCGGCCAGCTCAATCCCGTCCCGCCGGAAGATGAGAAGCCGCCGCCCACCGCACCGCACCGCGATGCACGGGTAGTCCGTGACTACTGCAGCCAGGAGATCACCCTTGACACAAGTAAGTAATCTCTCCCTCAGCCTGACACCCGCTGCCGGAACCGCATCCACGGGGCTGGCGCCGTTTGTCACCCTGGAGCAGGTCGGTGCTCCCCGCTGGCAGCGGCAGGTCACCATTCCGGATATCTACCGGATGTGGTTCCGTGCCCTCTCCGATATCGCCGCCGGCCTCTATAAAGCCTCCGGTTGCCCTGTCAGCTTTCAGCGCCGGGAGAAAACCAATCCCGAAACCGGGGAGACCGAGTCCGTTATGTATGCGGACATCTGGCTCGATTTTTACGCCCTGCCCTCCGCCGATGATCTGGACTATGAGCTCTCCACCACTATCGGCGACATCGGCACCCCGGAGATCGTCGAGTTACCCAGGGAGCGCGACATTGTTTTTGAGATGGTCGACTATTACGATCTTGATTTCCTGCCTTTGAGCGGTGGCCTGGCATGGGATTCCGCCTGCTATATAGCAGATGGTGCCACCATCCCGCGCCCGCGCCTGCAGCTGGATTCCCCGCGCATTATCTTGCCGCAGAAACTTTTCGGTGTGGCCCGCTTGACCGCTGTCGGCTATGCCAGAAAATACCGGCTGAATATCAGCCTGGAAAAGGGCAGTGCCAGTATTAGCAATCTGGAGCCGATAATCACGGCGGCCTGGGCGGGCGGCACCAGGCAGCTGGAGCTTGTGGTGCCGGAGTGCGTGCGCCATGCCCTGGGCTTGTGCAGCGGCGATATCGGCTCGTTTTGCGTCGATGACCAGGAGCCGCAGCCCATTGTCTATATCTCCCGCTGCGACGGCTCCACTCTGGATGTGCGCCTGGACGATCCGGAATCATGGTGCAAGGAGAAATGATGCCGGAGACACTGACTCTTAACCTCACGCCGCGCACTATACCGCCGGAAAAATATTGGATTGCCCTGCAGCAGATTGTCGAGCCGGAAGAGGCCACGATCGAGGAGGCGGCCGAGATCATTGACGAGGCTTTTGCCCTTGATCCCTGCGTGTCTGCCGAGGATAAAGACGAGCTGCAGCCGGAAGACGAGCCAAGCTGGGAAGAGAAGATCGAGACGGCCCTGGAGCGCTATGAAAAATTCCTGACCGACCGGCAGGAGAGTATCTGCCCCAGCGCCGACGGTTGCTTTACCGTCCAGGTCAAGCTCTATCGCAGCCATCAGGCCAAACCATACACCTTACTGCCCCAGGGCTGCACAATCACCCAGACCATCACCGGCAACGTCGAGCCCATCCGCCGCAATGTGGCCGTGCAGAACGCCACGGCGCTCTCCCTCGATCTGCCCGCTGATCAGCCGATATCCGCCTCCTGGTCCGGCCCGTGTCATACCAGCGCCGGACTGCTGGAGACCAACCCCGAGATCACTGCCAGCCGGGGCCGCGTCTATTGGGCTGCGGCTGTTGACGGAGTCATTGCCCTCAGCTACAGCCTGCCCTATGAGCTGCTCACCATCGAGACCGACAGCGAGGATGCCGCGCTCACCGCCCTCTATCATCTCGCCGTCGATCAGATCACCCTGGAGCCGCCCCATGTGGACGATGCCGCCGAGGATCTCTGCGAGCAGATTAAAAACAAACTTAATCCTCTTAATCCCGATGAGACCGGCTCCTGCCTGGCCGAGACCCTCTATCGCTGGCTTTGCGATTGCTCCGGCAAGACCGCCGATAGCAAGCGCGTGCATACCGATGTGCCCTGTCCGGAAGGGGTGGCGCCTGGCAATATCGTCAGCCGGAAGGACGTTATCAGCTATATCAGCTGTCCGGCGGAAGAAGACGAGGTTAACGATCCGGACTATTATATCGATAAATGCTGTACGCCCTGGCCGTTTTACCCAGATCCCATGCCGCGCTGTAGACAACGGACCCGAACCTGGTCCGGCAAGGGCCTCGATCCTGATCGGAAAAAAGAGATCCTCCGAGCCTATCCCGGCGCGCAGATTGTCATAGTCGGCCCCGATCCGCCCCCTTGCGGAGTGATTACTTACGAGCAGGACGTCACCGCCCGCAACTGCTGCGATGGTGTGAGCCAGCTGGTTTGGGATTATGCCGAGTCCGGGGATGTGGTCGATATCAAC